CGAGAGAACTTATTGTGCTGATCAGCCGCCAGCACCGCAGTATTGCGGGGGTTTATAGCACTTACCGCAAAGTTAGTAAGCATTGTGGCTGAGGCTCCTGATCCTGCCACAGAACTTAGCCCCATAATAGCTTTTGGCGCCGTTAAAGCACTCAAACCTAGGTTAACATCTTCTACCGTCGATACATCTAAGACTATGTTAGGAATAGAATGAGCAGGGGCCACCGTATTTACAAAAGTCTTTACTTTAGAAAGAGCATATTTAGATGCTTTGTCCAAAGTTTCGGATGTAAAATCAAACGAGCTAGCAGAAAGTACTATTTTAAAATGAGAAGACTTAGCATTCCAGTACGGTAAATACTTAACTAATGCCTCGCCTATGGGACGCTTAACATTAATAATTTGGTCATAGTTGGGAGGCAAATGCTCGTAAGTAGTGAAGAATAAAAAGGAGTTAGTATAAAAACTTGGTACTTCATTCTCAAAGGTACTGCCTTTTATATAAGCAATAAGCTTGTTACTTGCGTTAACACTCACCCCAAAGCATACTAATTTTTTTCTAAGTCCCTCTAAAAGAGCCAAAGATATTTCACAGTTAACGTAATACTTAATCTCCTCCCAGGGCGGGATGGGCATCACTCTATTTCGATAACTAAACACAAAACTAGGGTCTTGGGTGGGGATGATCTGTCGCGCAGCGGTAGCGATAAATGTTTCCCCTGTGTAGTAGTCTCCGTTTTCCATACGGTGCCAAGGTCCTACATATTCCTCATCCTCATTATCTTCAAAAAAGAATTTTACTCGTGGAAAAGGCTTATTGCCAAAAATAAAGTTATTAGGGAATTCATTAGCTAATTCCCACATTATTCTATCAACTGCTAAACGAACATTAGTATCAAAATTACCAGCGGAGTAACCATCTAATCCTAAACTTTGAGCTTTCTCTTTGGTAAAAGTTTCATTACCTTTTTCGGTTAGAGTAGAGCTAGTAGCAATAGTATAAAATATTAAATTAGGAATGTAAGATTCATATAAATCAAAAAGGCTACCAGACGTGATGTTAAAAGCCGAAGGCGTCCCAAACACGGTGTCCACCATGGCCTGCACCGAACGCTTCGTTCCTTTAGCCTTATAAATTGCTACAGCGTTTCTAAGTTGATTTCTGTGTCTGGAGGCGTCGGGGCCAATTAGGTTCCACCCGATTAAATCAGCTAAATAGGGCAAGTACGAATCTGGGCACGCATCAATGTCCACCAAGGTTTCTATTTCTTGAGATTCAGAGCTTCTTTCAGCTACAGAGAAAGAAATAGCTTTTAAAAATCGTGTGAGGGGGTCAGCCGCTTCTACATCTGTGATAAGGGCGGAAGTACTTATGTAATCTTGGAAAGTAGTTTCAACAAACCTGTCCGTATTGTTAAAATAATCTCCTGCATATACTATATTAGCTAATGTTTCTAGTCTATCTCTGTGCTGAACTCCGCTTACCCACTCTCCCGCTCCTGATGTCCTATATTTTGTAGGAATAAGTTTTTCCGAGACGGATGACAAAGTAATATAGTTACTCCAAAGGTATTTTTCAAACACCTTCATGCAGTCCGCCAGATCAATAGGAATTCCAGCCCACAATTTTTGGGCCATCAAGGTAGCTACTTCTGCGGAGGTGGCATAGACTTCGGGACGAGTAGTTGTAGCAGGGTCTGGTCTATTTAAGAAGTATAACCAAGAAAGCTTATCTATTAAATACTTATGAGTTCCTGAGCCGTCGCTCGCATAGGTTGTGGACTCTAAATCAGCTATCCAATCATAGCCCCCTTGAGTAGGACACGCGATAGAGGAAAGAAGTGTACCCGACACCCAATCCAAGAACCCACTACTTCCATCAAAATCACTAAAAGATTTGCTATTTTTAGATAAAATATTCTTTTCAAAAGAGTCGGGGGTGACCCAAGTTAAGTTATTTTGCTTAACAAAGAACTGAGATAGTCCAGCTATTGAACTAACAGAACTCAGATAACTTAAATCTACCGAAGGATGGGGAGAAATGAATCCCGACACAGATATAACATCGGCGGCATTCTGAGCAGCGATAACATGGGAGTTAATTAACTGATCAGTTTCATTTATTTCTGTTCCGCTAAGAGCCCTACCGTCATCAAAGTAAACATTAGGGGTTACAATCTTTGTAGCCTCTATATAATTTCTCTTGAAATACTTTTGCGGCTTGGAACGCCTCCCAGTCCCCCTTTCGGCCTCGGGGGTTCTTACCAAGTGAGACACAAACTTGGTTACTGGGTCTATTACGGTTCTTTTGGACATTAAATGTAGATTATATTTAGACTAAAGTTGTTAAGCTGAAGTATTTCATTCATATCAAGTGGAATTACGGCAGGAATGTTATCTATGGTAGCAAATCTAACCTCTGAAAGTTTAAATATCTTTCTTTCTAAATCAACCTTTAAAAAATCTTTTCCAAATTCCATATTTCCTACAAGAAAAAATGTAATAATTTCATTACTTACTACTCTTTTAAGTTGTTCTTCTATTTGTTTATATTCTTTATCAACACGAAGCGTCACTGTAAAATCTAGAGTACGTGCTACTCCATCATTAACCACTACTTGGTCTGTGAGCATTTTTTTGTCTTCAATAGCCTCTAATAAACCCTTTTTAAAGAGAGGAGAGGCTTTTTGGAACTGAAGATTTGTAGCTTTTTGTAACAAATAGACATCAATAATGTTAGCAGAGGAGTATGCTTCTCTAGTAACGGCAGTAGCTCTCCCTGAGTTACCTAAACTATCTTGATACCTATTTACGAAGGCTATGTAATCTTGAATAGTTACTAATCTATCTTGAGTCTTGAAGGTATAAGGACCATACCTCTTTGCTTCTTGTAAGGTTTCCGCATTTTGGCCCCCCGTCATATCTGTAGAATTTTCTAGCCTCCATTCTTTTGCATTACTATCAGTAGCAATGAGATTTAAAGCTTGCTTAACTAAATTACCTCTACTGCCCCCTCCTACTCTATAAGAAACAGTGTAAGCTCCATCGGCTGGGGGATTTTGGGATATCGCCCCGTCCCCAAAAACTAAGGTAGCATTAAACTCTGCATCGTAAATAACTTCAAAAACCTTAGCAGTAGCTCCTGAGGTAGAAAACAGTCTATCTACCTCTACATAAGCACCCGTAGCATTAGAAGCCCCTTCATCTGTAGATTCTACAAATACCCCTACACTTTTTTCTATAACGGGGCCATTAGTTAAAGGAATCCTCTGAATAGGACTTGCCCCAAATGTACCTGCTTCTACAGATAATGAGCCTTCGACCAGAGCCATATCGGTGAACACCGTGCTGGCAGAGTTCCCCGCATCACTTGCTCCATAAAAAGTAATAGTATCTGTGTTATTGGATATTTCTTCTATAACATCATTAGAATCTAATTTATATAAAGTATACGTCGCAGGAGCACCATCTTGCGGAGAAGCTATTGTGTAGGTTCTGTCTCCGGGGCCAAAGGAAAAAGCACCCACCCCATCATCAGGCGTAAAAGCTCCCGCACTTGCCCAGGTTAATTTACCTCTAGCAGAAGCAGAAGAAGGACCCTTTAATTTCACTCCCACCAAATTCAAAAGTTTAATTAAATTTTGTCTATTTTTAACTGTATTAATGAAACACTCATTAGCCACAGCATCCGTCTTAAAAGAAGTAACAGCCCCCATGTAAGCTACTAACTCCACTAGCATCATCCCCAAATCAGAAGAATAAAAATTATCATAATCTTGTGGATAAACTGCATTTATATATTCTAATAGAGAAGCTTTAATTGACTCAAAATCTACTGCGGCAAAATCTATTGTATCAGATTTTCTATTTTCGGGAATCTCCCCTAACTTCATAAAATCCGACGCTACTGTTCCTAAAAAACTCATCCCACATTCACCTCAAAATCAAAAGAAGGTAAGAGATTAACATCTCTTATCCGTGTTGTTAGTTTTACTATTAATCCATTTTCTGCTATCGTACTATTAGCTTCATAAATATTTAATTTTATTACTTCTAAGAAAGGAAAAAATGCACCTAGTTGCTCAATTATATCTGCTCTCATTATTTCAAAAGTAGTTAGATCTAATTGTTCAAACATATAATCTTGAAGACTTAACCCAAACAAGGGATTCATTACTCTTTCGCCTTTTTTAGTTAAAAAAAGCTGCCGTAACATACCTTGTATTAATTCTATATCAGTGGCCCCTGCAAAATAATCTACATTATTAACATTTTTAACATCCCCAAATACTTTTTTGGTTCTAGATTTAGCTAAAGGATAAGCTATACCTGTAAAAAACTTAGAAGCTGATTGGGCAGTTCGTTTTATAGCGTTGTTAGGAAGAAAACCATAAGTATTTGTAGTAGTTGGTGTAGACATTATACTTTAATATTTAGGAAGAAACCTTTTTGGGCTTTATAGTTATTTGAAACTTCAGACTGCGTTAATGCACTTTTATATAGCTTAAAACTTCCTACCAATCCATTAAGCCCACTTCTTACCCCTCCCGTTAAAGAACCTAAAAAGTTCATACCGGCTCTAGAGGTTCCTGGCTCTCCAAACTCCTTGTTAGTCATTCCATCAGTATATCCGCCTCCTATAATCCACGGTGTATATCGCCCTGCTCCTGGACCATCCCAGTTCCAGAAGTCCTTCTGGAATACGGAAGAAGGAGAATAAGTTGGTTGGATGAGAGGAAGAGTATCTTTATAAATATTCTTATAACTAAAACTACTACTATCGGTTGGAGAGGGAATGTTAGGTGACCCTGTAAAACCAAACGTATTTTGATAATTTTGAGAGGTCATCTTTATTCCGTTACAATAAATAGATACGGTCCCACTTTCTGTGGGATCAAAAGTAACAGCTAAATGCTGGAAAGTGGAGGACACATCTCCGATTCGTGCGCCTCCTATACTTCCAGTGCAATCCATGACAGCCCCCAAATACCGCTGAGGCTCTGAAGATTCCTTGAAACAGTCTAAAGAAGACCTAGGAATGAACGTTAGAGCACTCGTGTTTATAGATCTAGTAGGTGCTACATAAAACTTAAGATCACCGTCCACAGGATTCTCACCAAGCTCATTAGTGGGGGGAAGATTTTTAGTAAATCTCCTATCCCTGGTAAAGCCTATTAATAACCCCTTCACAGAATTATAATCTTGAAATAATTCCATTCTCTCCACGTCAGTTACTTGTTTATCCCCTCCTCTATTTTCGTTTCCTAACAAAATTCTATGCAGAGAAGAGGTAGCTATTGAAGTATCCCATCCATCATAACCACTTGTCGTAAGAGTGGGCATATGAACCCACGCTTCTACAGAAAAGCCTGATTGCCTGTATAGTAAACTTTCAAAATCATCTACTCCTTCAGGAAGTCTCATGTAACTTAAAGGTTTATACGCAGTATAAGCGTACTGAGTAGAAAGGCTATATTCATCAATATAACCAGTAGACTTAGGATTTCCGTTTGTGCCTGAGAAAAAGCTGCATATTCCCCTAAACTCCGCTATGCCCACGCCCGAAGGGTACACGGTGTCAAAAGAACTAGCCACAATTTGAGCGTTATAATCTGTATTAACCGTGTTCACAGTAGTAAAATTAGTAGAATCAGGTTCCAACTCTACATTTCCATCTAAGAAATTGTAACACGCTACAAGATTTTTAGTTGTAATATTGTCAGTAAGAGATACCAGCGTAGCAGATACATCTTCTACCCCTGAGGGAGTAGAAATAATAGCCCCTTTTCCTATACGAGGCACCAACAGATGGTGTAAATATACCGTTTCTAAAGTTTCTTCTTTAGAAATACCATATTTGGTATCAATAGGCAGAACTACACTAGATACCTCACCCGGAGAAAACACTAACTTCTCCTGGCTCTTCTTGGGCACTTTTATATTTCTTTCAGTAAGATAAGAAAAATCATTAATAGGAATTTTTCCTACTTCAAATTTCCCTAAAACAATACCTACTTGAATTTGCTTCTTACGTCTAATAATCTTATCTTCATATGTTGCGTCTTGTGCTAAGATAGCTTGTTTTTGATTAATAACTAAGGCAGAATCAGTGCCGTACCCACTAGCCTCAAGCTCTTGGAGATAACCTGACAAGTTATAAACTTGTCTATTTCTTTCTCCTATAATTTGCTGTAAAAATGTATCCTTGTCGTAATAAAGTTGAATTTGTACGTCATTTTCTATGTCAGAAGCCCGTTCTACATCAAAAAGGGTGTTAGCCCACTCATTAAACTCTTTTATAGTGACGGATTCCCCTCGACCTCCCACATTAGGATCATATTGAAACATCCATCTCAAAGCTTCTTCAGGAATAACCGCACTAGGAGACACTAAATCCTCTAAATTATGAGGTAATTCTACTCCCCCGCCCACAGTGTTATAATAACACCCCGTATCCGTCAAAATAAACTTACCTTTAGTACTAACCGGAGGATCAAGCCTTTCAGGTCTTAATCTAAACGCTGCCTGAGGAGGAGGGGGAGGAAGTAGAGTCGTCCAGTGGCCCCCTGCCGCCTCACACTCGCTTTGGGTCTTAAAAGCCTCTCCCAAAGAACAGTATCCTGCGGCTCCGGGCTCTATGACGCAGAACCCTGTTCCTTCCAATAACTCAGAAAGAGTTTTCCCCGCTGAAGGAACAAATATACCGCCATCGAAACACGGCTCAGGATAATTCAACGGATCATTATAACGATTGGTTAAAACCGTATTTATTTTATTTTGTTGATCTTGTGCTTGAGAAATAAAAGATAGAGCGTTAATTATATCTGCTCTCTCTTGAGCATACTTAATATCTAAATCCTCAACATAGGTCTTAATTTGATCTGGATCGACCCCCGCGAACCATGTCCCCCCGTTCGCTACACAAGATTCGGAAGTTACATACTCATTATTTCTTATTAACGGTTGCTGGCCTGGACCCGCAACCCTCACACTCGGATCAGGTGTCTTACAAAACCCCCTCATTTGAGCGTACTGATTGGCTAATGAAGAATGATTAGACTGAAGAGATTCACTCGTTATTAACTGGTCTATACAATCCACTACACCTGCTACCTTATCTGCAATGTTGGTTGCAACTCCCCATACTTCCGCAGCGATCCCAAACATCTCACCCAACGCATTAAGCCCGTCAAGAAAACTAAGTATTCCCCCTCCAAAGAGGGAATCGTTCAGGTCAGACACAAGCGTCTGTACCCCAACCTCGGTATCGACTTCAATTATTCCAAGTTCTAAGTATATCTTTCTTTTTAGTTCTTTTATATACTCTTGAGCCTTTCTTTTGCCTGCCTGTACTGCTTTATTTATCTGCCCTAGAGGTCCTCCTGGGATTAGACTCAGTGCTTCCTCTGCTAGATCTATCGCGCACTGAGGGAGACCAAACTGCGTTTGAAGTATATCCAGCGCAGGCTGTCTGCTATTAAGAGTATTAAAAAAATGATCTGCTTTATCTCTATCAAAACCCATTAGTCTAGATCCACTCTGGCTAATCCGTTAATATCGACGTGAGGAGCATTAAGTTCTATTTTCTCATCACTTGTGATACTTATTTTCTGTTTCGCTATTATATCTACTGTTCCACCCGTAGTAACCACAACTTTTGTAAGTTTGCCAGGAGCATTAACATGAATTACGGAATCTATTCCCTTTGCTTCCAAATTTATATTATTCCAAGATGATTCTATATTAACACATCCCCAATCCTCAGGACCCTTATCCAGAGGATTTCCCCTCGATCCAGGGGGGTTTACATCGGGGTGA